TGGCTCTTGGACGCCGCATCGGTGCCCAGCCCCTCGATCGTCATGAGGTGGCAGGCATAGTGCATGATGGCCAAGGGGTAGTCGTCGGCGTCCCACGAGTCATCGGCCGCACGCCGGGCCATGTTCAGGTACAGCTGCACGATCTCGTCCGCAATGGCGGCGAACTGAGTCTTGATCTGCTTGAACTGGGCCGGGGTGACCTCGGGGAGCGCCATGATCAGCCTTCCTGCTCGAGCTCAGTCTTGATGCGGTTGACGCCCCACGACTTCTTGACGTCGATGCCCTTGAAGGTGGCGTACGCGGCCCACGCGTCCTTGTCCGTCGAATCGTCGGCGGGTCGAACCGGCTCCGAGGAGCCGTTTTGAAGGGGCTCCGGCTGGCTCGCGTCGCCGCCGGCAACCGGCGTCGGGGTCGGGGCCGCTTCGCCGCCCTGGACCACGCCTGCGCCGTCTTCAACGTCGAAGGAGCGCCCATTGCGCAGCAGAATCAGATAGGTGCGTTCGAACTCGGCAGTCAGCTCGCCGCCGACCTCCACTCGCTGCATGCCTTGGTCAAGGGTCTTGACGTCACGCGGGCCGTTCGAGATATTTCTGATGGTCGTCACGTCTTGCTCCTGAGAAAAAGGCCCCCTAACCTAGGGCTAGGGGGCCTTGGTCGTTACCTGAAGATCAACCCCCTAGGGTTAGTCTTCGACCGGGGGCTGCGAGACGCCGTCCACGTAGCGGAAGGCGACGGCGGTCTGCAGCTCGATGCCGCCGGTCCGGAAGATGCCGGGGACCGCGAAGTTGAACGGGCCGTCGGCGTAGACCGGCAGGAACTTGTGAGCCATCGGCAGATGGAGCTTCACATAGTCCTCGTCGTTCTTGTAGACGACCATCCGACCCATGCCCTCGAAGCCGTCGCTGGTGGCGGCGGTCGACAGCTCGGGCCAGGTGACGAACGTCAGCGGCTGGCCGGTCTTCAGCGTGTACAGGTTGGTGCGCTGCACGAAGCTGAGGATCGTCTCCATGGTGGTTTCGCTGTACGGCGTGGCCGACAGGTATTCCATGGCCTCGGGCGGCAGGGCGACCGTGTCGGCCAGCTCGGTCTCGAAGCTGGCGCGGTACGAACCGCTGATTGCCGAGTTGAGGTCGCGGACGATCTGGGCGGGCGTCTTGGTGCCCACACCGTTCTCGTTGACCCAGAACGGGACCGCGCCGGTGCCGTCAGCCGGGGCGACGGTCAGCTTGGCCGCGCCCTGATTGATCAGCCCGCCGAGACCCTTGACCGGGTCGCCCTTGACAGTCAGGTTGTACATGAACTGCATATACGCCAGACGGGCGGCGCGGGCACGACGGTTCGGCAGCGAGCCGCCGACGATGCCGAGGGTCGTGTTGACTTCCTCCAGGTTCCACTGGTAGCCGACGGCGGCCAGGTGGAAGGTCTTCTGGACCATGTCCTGGGAGACGTCCGCCATCGGGACGTCTTTCGCGGCGCCAGACTGCCACTTGGCGACACCGGTCATGTCGCTGGTGTAGGTCAGGATGCCCGGCGACCATTCGGGGCCGGAGGTGTCCACGAAGACCAGACGAGCGAAGTCCCAGTCGGGATACTTGGTCTCGTAGACCTTGGTGTTGATCTTGAACGCTTGGCCCTGCACGAAGGCAAGGCCCTGAGCGTCCATGGCGGTGACGAGTTGCTTCTGCATGGAAGTTCTCTCAGTTCCTGTCTTCGGGGTTAAGCCGCCGCCGCGCCGTTCGGGCGACGGTAGCGGAGCGGGACGACGGCGTCGGTGCCGGCCTCGTCGTACGTGGCGCCCGGAACCGCATAGGCGGTGTCCTCGATGGCGGCAGGCACGAACTTGCCGGTGGTGGGGTTGAAGAACGCCGGGGCGTCCTTGGCCACGGTCCCCGCAACATCGACGCCGATGACGCCGATTTCGCAGAAGGGCACGTTGTCGTACTGGGCGAACTCATCGCCCGGACGCGGCAGCACCGGAACCGCCTCGGTGATTCCGAGGATCACGCCGGCACCGTCCCAGGCCTTGACCTGCTGGCCACCGAGCGTTCCGGCTTCAACCGGAACACCGAAGCCGATGGCCGCTTCCGCGACCCCGGTGCGGGTGTTCCACTCTTCCATGTTGACGCGGCGACCCACGGCATACTTGGAGAGGTTCTTCTTGTATTGCTGAACCACTTGGGTTCTCCTCTAAAGCGATTGATCCAGGTGGCCGGGGGTTAGCCCGCGTTCCGCCATCCGTTCAGGTTGACGATGGACGCCTGATGGGCGGCGTCGGCGGCGGCGGCATCGGTGGCGATGCCCGGATTGATCGCGGCATCGCCGACGACCGTCTCGAGCTTGCCGGCCTTCTTGGCGTCCTCGACCAGGATGTCGAAGCGGGCGTCCAGATAGGCCTGATCGCGGTTGGCGACCGCATCGCCGAGGGCGGCGACCACGACGGCCTTGCGGATGGCGGCGTCGGACAGGGCCTTGGTGTCCAGCGTCGGCATCAGGGCCTTGGCGTCGGACAGCAGCTGCGACCGGACGGCCACGCGGGCGTCCAGGGCGGCGTCGTCCAGAACCTTGCCGTTGGCGGCTTCCAGGGCGGCGTCGGAGGCGGCGAGCTTGGTGTTCAGCTCGGTGATCGTGGCATCGCGGGCGGCGAGCACGGTGGAGTGGGCGGTGGCGGCGTCGCGGATGATTCCGCGCAGCTTCTCGATGGCAGCGATGCCAGCGTCGGTGGTTTCGACCGGGAGGCCGTCCACGGTGATGGTCTTGAGCGTCATCTGACGTTCTCCAGGTTGATGGTCGCCGATTCTCAGGTCACTCCCCCCACGCGCCCGGCGTACGACGGCGAGGTGATTCATGCGCATCCCGGTCTGGGCTACGTCATAGGCTTCACCCTCGGGGGTGACGCCGGATTTGTAGTCAAGGGCGGTCTGGTAGCCCATCGAGAGCTCCTTCTTGCCGTCCTTGTAGTCCTGGATCGCCCCGGCGTCCATCAGGCACATCGGCACCTTGACGAACTTGCCATCGCGGGCGTCAACCTCATCCCCGGTCTGCCCCACGGCGTATTCGCGCCAGTTGGAGGCGTCCACGAGCACCGGCGGGTGGTCGTTGGTGACGGGGCGGTGGGCGAAGGAATGGAGGGTGGCCTCGTCGAACACTTCCGACGGGGGGCGATAGACCTTGACGATGGCCTTATCGCGCAGACCGTGCTTGTTCTCGGGGTCCACCTCGAACCCGGCGTACTCCTGGATGCCTGTCCGGGCCACCTTGACAACTGCCGTCAGGTAGCCGTCAGCGGTCTCACGGACCCCCTCAAGCGGCAACCTGTCGAACAGCTGAATCATAGGGCCGGCACCAGAGAACGATTTGCAGTCGGGAACCTAAACCTCGGAAACGTTGGCAGATCAAGTGATTTTTCATGCGCAACACGAGTATTCATGCTTGCGCACTCAAGTCAATGTGGGCCCGACCAGTGCAACGGCAACGGGGAGGGGTGCCAGGAAGGCCCACGGACGGGGGCTTCTTCCACTTGAATACCCGGCCCTGCAGCACCTGATGCTCGGGCCTGACTCGGGTATCCTTGGCCGTTTCCCACATAAACTCGTCAATGCCCGCCTCCTCCTGCCGAATCTCGGTCAGAAAGGCGTGGACCTTGTTAGCTTGGTCGCTGGCGATGAACAGCGCCCGGTTGCGGGCGATCTGGAGCCGCTCAGCGATCTCCTTGGCGACCTGTCGCGTGGGCACCCGGTTGGTGATCGAGCGCCAGACGACCTCGGACACATCCTTGCGGGCCTGCTGACTGATGTCCGTGATCAGTGAGGTGATGCGCGCGAGGTAGGCGGCGATGTCGTCAGCGTTGGCCTGAACATCGATGTAGGGGAATGGGTCGATGCGGGTGGCCGACCGCACCAAGGCGGCGAACCGGCGCGCGTGGCGCCCAGTCAGGTTGGCGATCCACGCCTCGACCAGCAGCCGAGCGTCAACGACCGCTCGCTGTGCCGCCTCGTCCAGGGTGAGGATGGCCGCTTCCATGTCGGTTGTGGCGCTGTCCCGCGTCATCTGGCTCAAGGCCCCCTCATAGGCGGCCATCAGCGTGGTGCGGCTCGTCTCCCAGACGCGGACCGGGGCCAGCGTGGCCTTGGCCAGCTCGGCCTCCTCGTAAAGGGCGAGGTATTGCGGCTGAAGGGTGACCGAGGGGCGGCGGATGCCCCTCGCCCTCATGAGGCGCTTGAGGTCGTAGGCCACTTAGGCTTTGACCTTCTTCTGCCACTCGGGGTCGATCTCGGCGAACACCTCCGGACCGAAGATCAGCTCACCCCGGTACGGCTCGACCGTGCGCAGGTCCATGGAGCCAGCGCCCTTCCACGAGAAGGTGATGTGCGGTTGGTAGTCCTCCCAGTCCCAGGAGGCCCCGGCCGACTTGATCTGCTCGTGGCGCCACGACAGGGGCGAGGAGGTGAACATGAGGGTGATCGCCTCACCATTGTCCCCAAGGGCCTCGACCAGCCGCACGCCGCCGGGGGGCACGCGCAACGAGCCGTCCTCCCTGCTGTTCCAGTCGTCGCCGATCTTCATCCAGTCCATGGTGTTCTTGCTGTAGGCAAGCGTCACATGGAGCTTGTCGGCGCTCAGCAGGCCGGTGAAGCCCTGAGCCTGCGCCCAAGCGAGGAGTTCTGCCCCATTCAGGAGCGGTCTGGAGGCGTACAGCGTCCGGGGGGCCGCGTCGTTGGCCGCCCGGCGGCGCTCCTCCGGCTCTGGGTCGTTGGCGTTGGCCGCTGGCCCGCCGGCAAGGCGCTCGGCTGCCAGCTTCTCCTCAGCCGTGGGCTCGAACTCGTTCTCGCCGCGCAGGACCTCCTCGGCCTTCTGCTTGGACGCGGCCATGGCGGCCTCCAGCGCAGGCCAGCTGCCCGAATTGACCATGCGGTCGGTCACGGCGGCGGCGAGAACGTCCGGGGCGATCAGGCCGGTGTTCACCAGCTTGTCGGCCACATCGGCGTAGTTCTTCTCGACCTCGGACTCCTCCTTCTCGGACATCTGGTACAGGGGCCGCCACTCATACCAGATGCTGTCATCGACCTTGCCAAGTGCGCAGGCGATCAGCATGACGTTGAAGTCCATGATGGCCGGGTCGATGTCGAGCTCTTGGCCGCTGGACACCCGGTCGTAGTAGTTCTTCAGGTCGGCGTCGCCCCCGTTGCTCAGGCCCTTGGCTTGGGCGTTGAGGAGCCGGGTCATGGGAATGTCCGCCGCGCCGCACATGACCTGCAGGAGGGTCATCACGGCGTCGGGGATGGAGCCGAACGACAGCTGCTTCTGCTCGAACTCGTCGTCCTTGTCCAGCAGGAGGGTGTTGGCCACCGACTTGAGCTGGGTGGCGATCGTCATCCGGCGCATGAGGGCCTGCTCGGCCTTCTCGGTCGCCATGTTGTTGGTCAGGTCCGGCATCCGGATGATGTCGAGCTTGGCCTCAACGAGCAGGGCCGTGAGGGCGGCGGTCGCCGTCTCGCTGTTCTGGATGGAATCGGCCATGCGCAGCCAGATGCTGTCGCCCCAGCCGTCGTCCCCGGTGTTGGCGTGGGTGAACCGGCGCGCTGAGAACCGGACCACGCGCGAGGGGTGCAGCTTGACCGGTGCTCCCTCTGGGTCCTGGAAGACGTAGAACTTGGGGTGGCCGAACCACTTGGAGGTGATGTCGTTGATCAGGCCCTCGACCTGAATCTGGTGACGGTTCAGCAGGGTCAGCGACTTGATGCTGTCCTTGGTGATGCGGTCGAGCTCCAGCTCCTTCTCAGGGTCGCCGGGGAGGCCAATGGGGAGGATGACTGCGCCCCCGAGGAGCCGCTGGAGGATCAGGGCGTCCCGAACCTTCTGCTTGACCTGCAGGCGCTTCTCCGTGGCCTCAAGGGTGCTGATCTCATCGGCCGTCGCCTGCCACTGGCGCCAGTTGCGAACGCTGTCGGTCGCCGGCACATCGACGATCTTGCCGAACCACGTGCTGGCTCGGTAGCTGTTCTCAAGGGCGATGGGGTCGCTGTGGACGAGATAGGCCACTTGGGTCTTGGCATTTGCCGCCCCCAGCCCCGCGACCACGTTGGCCATTCCGTCGTTAGCGGTCACTGTGCCGCTAACCAGAGCTTTGTCCGTCATGACCAAGCCTTCTCCATGGTGTTGAAGTTGTACGCACTATCGCCCAAGGCGAGTTCGGTAACGGCCCATACCAAGGCGTCGGCGCGGTCGGGCGAACCATCGCCGAGGTAGCCCTCTGAGGTGAAGAACATGAGCTGCTGCTCGAGCTTGCCCATCATGGCCATGTGGCGCACCCGCTTCTGCTCATACAGGGCGGCCACCGGCTCGGCCCGGACGATCTTGCCCCGGCTGGCCACAACTTCCTTATAGCGGCACTTGACGCCTGCGGCCTTGATCACAGCCTCGACCATGGCGCCACCGTAGTTGCGCTCTGCGATCACGACATCGGTCTGCCAGCGATCGGCCATGCGCTTGACCTGAAGGGCCCACTCCTGCGGGCTGGCCTTCAGCGTGCCGTCCTGGAGGATGTACACATAATCGTGCTCGTCGATGCCAGCGGCCACGATGCCGACCTCATCGCCCTCGTCCTCCTCACCAGCGGTCCCGGACGGGTCGACAGCGACCAGCACCCGGCGCAGGTCGGGCAGGCCCCCACCCTCACGGAAGTAGCGGCTC